ACCCGCCCGCTGTTGCGCGGCGATTCGGTCGAGCGCTCGACGTGGGAGCGCAACCTGTTCACGGTCGGCGCCATATCGGTCAACGAGATTCGCGACATCGAGGGCTTTGCGCCGGTGCCCGGCGGCGACCGCCGCTATCTGCAAATCAACCAGGGCCCGGTCAATGACGACGGCACCATCGAAAGCCCGGCGCCGGCGGCCGCGCCGGTGCCCGGGGATAACGAGCCGCCAGCCAATGACGACGATGCGGCGGGCGGCGACGAGCCGCCAGGCGCGGGCGCCGGTGACGGTCGGCCCGCCGCGCCTGTCGACGACGCGGCCCGCCGCGCCAGCGATGACCGGATTCTGGCGGCGCTGATTCCCGAAGTGCAACGCATTGCCCGCGGCGAGCGCGGGCCGCGCGGGCAACGCGGGCCGCGCGGGCTCGCCGTGGCGCGGGTTTTCCGCGGGCCCGACGGCCGCTTGCGCCTGGAAATGACCGACGGCGCCGTCATCGAGGAAACCGTCGAGGAGGCAACCGATGGCGGGAGCTGACATCGCGCTCGCCTCGGCGCGGGCCTATACGCGGCGCTACCTGACGCGGGCCCGCTGGCGCGAGACATGGCAGGGCGCCCGGCTCGAGGGCACGCTGATCCTGCGGCAATCGCCGGTGCTCGGCGTCGAGTCGGTCATCGCCGACGGGCAAGAGCTGGTCGTGACGAGCGACTATCGCGTCGACTATTTCCGCTCGAGCCTGAATTTCGTGTCGGCCTGGTGGTATTGCGAGCCCGACGAGCTCGTCATCATCTACGAGGCGGGCTTTGATCCGTTGCCGGCCGACCTGCAACATTGCCTCGATGCCGCCGCCGCCGTCATCGACGCCGCACCCGCGGCGGGCCTGGCGGGCATCGCGTCGGTCGACATGCCCGATGTCGGCAGCGTCCGCTTCAATGCCGGCGAGGTGGGCAACGCGCTGTTGCCCGCCTTGCAACCCTTCGAGTCGACGCTATCGCTCTATCGCGATAATTCGCTCTTGTGGGCGCAACCGGGCATCCGGCGCCTCGAGCCGGCGCCGCCGGCGCGCCAGGTGCCATCGTGAGCGTCGCCGCCGCCGACATCATGCGCGGGCCCATGGGCGCCGCGTTCGAGCTCTTTGCCGGCATCGTGAGTTACAGCCGCGGCGCCGGCACCTGGCCGCTGAAAGCCGCCGTGCGCGACTTCAAGGGCGTCGACGTTTTCGGCTCGGCCGCGGTCGGCGACCGCCTCGCCGTCGTGCGCCAGGCCGATTTTGTCCAGCTCGGCATCGGCGCGCCGGCCCGCTATGACATCGTGACCCTGGTCGACGGCACGTTCGTCGTCATCGACTGGAGGGCGGCGCCCGCGGTCGAGACGCCCGTGTTTTACCGCCTCGCGCTGCGCGGGGGCACGCGATGACGCCGTTGCAGTATTTCGAGGCGCGCTGGGCGCAAAGCGTCGCGCCGGCCATCGCCCTGCCGCTGTTCAATCCCTCGACGATGCATGTCGACCTGTCGAACATGCCCGACCCGTGGGCGGGCGTGCTCGTGCAAGCCCAGGAATTCCGCAACATGACCATGGGCTCGCGCCCGTGGCGCGAGGAAACCGGCACGTTCCAGGTCGGCATCTTTCACCGCGCCGGCGCCGGCTTTGCGCTGGCCGATACGCTCGCCCGCCAGGTGCGCGACTCGTTCATGGACTGGAAAACGCCCGACAATGCCTTGCGCGTCGAGACCATCGACGGGCCGCTCGACCTTGACCCGGCGGCTGACGATGGCTGGCACCGGCTCGGGCTTGAAATGCAATACCAGTTCTGGACCCAAGCCGAGGGAGAGGATGATGGGATAGAGGAAGCGCCTTCCGACGGCTTTGCCTATGTGCGCCGCGATGGCGCCTGGACCCGCATGCCGCCGGACATCAATGCGCTTGAATACACGTTCAATGCGCAGCTCGTCGAGCCGCCCGGCGACGGGCAGATACGTTTCAACAATGCCGACCCGACGCTGGCAACAATCGTCTGGGTTTCCAACACGACCGCGACCGGCATCGATGTCAGTTCCATGGTCACGGCCGTCGTGCCGCAAATCACGGCGCTGCACATCGCCGACAAGGACACGTCGATGCCCTGGGTGCGGTTCGTGCTGTCGGCGCCGCCGATTGCCAAGGGCAATGGCGAATATACCGAGCTCAATGTCACGTATCACAGCGGCGCCGGCGGGCCGCTCAATGCGCAGCGCGTCATCATGAACGTGATCCGGCAATAGGCGGCGCCATGACGACGCCCGCCAATGGCTTGCCTGTCGCCACGGTCGGCGGCGCCGCCGTGCGCATCATGAGCGGGCTGAGCGGCACGCCGACCTTGCTCGTCATGGTGATTCTCAATGTCGTCATGATCGGCGCCGCCGCCTGGTTTCTGTCGCAACAGGAAACCACGCGCGAGCGCGTCACGGTCGAGCTCGTGCGGCTGATTACCGTTTGCCTCGAGCATGAAAAGCGGAGGCCCGAGCCGCCATGACGACCGCCAACTACGAGGCCTGCCTCGCGAAAACCCTGTCATACGAGGGCGGCTATTCGAGCAACCCGGATGACCCGGGCAACTGGACCGGATGCGCCCAGGGCGCCGGCACGCTCAAGGGCACGAACAAGGGAATTTCGGCCTGCGCCTATCCCGACGAGGATATTGCCAACCTGACCGACGAGGAAATCGAGGCCATCTATTTCGAGGATTACTGGGCTGTCGTCGGCGGCGACGAGCTGCCCGCCGGCCTCGACCTGTGCACCTTTGACGGCGGCGTCAATTCCGGGCCCGCCAATGGCGTGACCTGGCTGCAACGCGCCGTCGGCGTGCCCGATGCGCATGTCGATGGCGCATTCGGGCCCGAGACCCGCCAGTATGCCCAGGCCGCCGAGCCGCATGCCGCCATCGACGCGGCCTGCGATTGCCGGCTCGCCTTCCTGAAATCGCTCGACACCTGGCCGACGTTCGGCGCCGGCTGGCAAAACCGCGTCGACGACGTGCGCAAGAGCGCGCACGACATGGCCCGCGCCGGCCCGCCGGCGCCGAAGCCCGAGCCGGCGCCGACCGTCGCCACGACCATCACGATTCGCATCGACGCGCCGCCCGGCGTCACGATCAACGTGCAAGGGCCCGCGTCATGAAAGCCCCGCAAGTCATCGGCGTGAAAGTCGACGGGCTCAAGGAGCTGCAGGAAAACTTGCGCTTTTACGAGCGCAAGATCGAAACCGCCATCGTCAAGACGGCGTTGCGCCGCGCCGTGGCACCGGCGACGACAAACGTGCGCCGCGCCACCTACACGACCGTCACGCGCCGTACCGGGCTTCTGAAAGCCGGGCTCGGCGTGCGCTCGATCCGCGCCAGCCAGGGCCCGAACCGCACCGCCGCCGGGCTGTTCGCCAAAAAGGCCAGCCAGGGCTTTGTCAGCAAGGCCCGCGCCGGCAAGACGCTGCGCTCGCGCAAGCGCAAGGGCGGCAGCTATCGCGAAGTGACCGAACCGTTCTACTGGAAGTTCATTGAATTCGGCACGGCGCGCATGCGCGCCCGCCCGTATGTCGCGGCCGCGTTCGAGTCTGCCATTCCCGCCATGCTCGACGCCTACAAGGCCAGCGTCGCGCGTGGCCTCGAGAAAGTCGCCCCGCAACGGCCTCACCGGTGAAACCGGCGAAGCGCCGGTTTGCACCTTCAATGAGGGAGTCGCATCATGCCGATGTCATCGAAAGGCACGAAAATCTATCTCTCGGGCCCGCTCGAGGCCTTCACCATCACGGCCGTCTCGAAAGCCGCGCCCGCCGTGCTCACGACATCGGGCGTGCCCGCCGTCGGCGATTTCGTATCTGTAAACGGCACCGGCTTTGCCAGCATTGACGGGCAAATGTGGGAAGTCGAGGCGGTCGCGGCGGGCACCGTCACGCTCAAGGGTTCCGACACGTCGACCGAACCGGGCGCCGCGACCGCGACCGGCAAGATGACGATGGCGTCGTCGGCGCTGGTCGAGATTTGCGTCGCCTCGCTCAATCGCGAATCGCCGGCCGCCTCGACGCTCGACGTGACGACGTTGTGCGATGCCGAACGCCAGCAAATGACCGGCATGAAAAACAACGGCACATGGACCGCCCAGGGCTTTTACGAACCCGAATCGGCCGGCCAGATTGCCTTGCGGGCCGCCTATGACGATGGCCTGCCGCGGCTCATGATGGTCGAGCCGCCCGACCATTCGCGCATCGTCTATCAGACGCAAGTCAATTCCCTGTCGGAATCCTTTGCCGTCGACCAGCCGGTGCAAATCAGCGCATCCGGCATTGTCATGGGCAAGGTCAGTTACCTGGCGCCGGCCGCCATGATGGCGGCGGCCTGACATGTTCGAGCGCATCACGAAGCGCTTGCACCCGGCCGGCTGGCCCGAGCCGGTCGACGTGCGCGAGCTCACGGCCGACGACGTGTTGCCCATGTTCATGAACGGCAAGCCCGATGCCCAGCATGTGCAACGGGTCATGGTGCACCTGGCGACCTATACCGTTTCGGGCGAGCGCATCTTTGAAACGCCCGAGGCGGTCGGCCAGGTGCCGACCCGGTTTGTTGCCGGCCTCTTGCAGCTCACGACCGAAGTGATGCGGCTCAATACGCCCGCCGTCGAGCTCGAGCCCGAGGCGGGCCCTACCTAGCGCCAGGGCGGCGCCGCCTGTTCCGGCTCGCCCTGGCGCTGGGCTGCACGGTCGGCGAGCTCGAGCGGCGGCTGACGTGGAAGGAATACCAGGAATGGGAAATCTATCTTGCCTCGCACCCGCCGGCCGACGAGCTGTTCGACTGGCAGTTCGCGACGCTCTTGAACGTGCTCGCCGGCGCCTTCATGAGCGGCCCGCGGCCGCCGGCGGGCGACTGGTCGCTCTATGAACGCCTGCGGCCCAAGAGCATCGCGGAAGTTTCCGCGGCCGTGAAACGGCAATTCGGAATCGAGGATTAGGGCATGGCGATTGCCGGCGAATTGATGGTCAAGATGTCGGCCGACATCGCCGAGCTGCGCGCCGGCATGACGGCGGCGTCGCAACAGATTTCGCAATTCGCCGCCAAATTCCAGTCGACCATGCGCGGGCTCGTCACCGCGGCGGCGGCGCAACAGGCCTTCGCGGCCGCGGCGAATTACGCCTCGGCGCTGTTCGACATGATGGGCGACCTTGCCGACACCGCCGAACGCCTCGACGTGAGTACCGATGCCTTGCAGGCCTGGACCGTGGCCGCCCAGGGGGCGGGCGTGTCGGCCGAGGAATTGACCGCCGCCCTGACGAAATTTCAAACCAATGTCGGCAAGGCGGCCGAGGGCAACAAGAAACTGGCCGAGCTCTTTATCAAGCTCAAGGTGCCAATCCTCGATGCCCAGGGCAATGCGCGGAGTCTGACCGAGCTCTTGCCCGAAACGGCGCGCGCCATCGACGGGCTCGGCAGCGCGGCGGCCAAGAATGCCGCGACCGTCGAGCTGTTCGGCAAGTCGGGCGGGCGCATGATCGCCGCCCTGCGCGAGCTCGGCGTGTCGACCGACGACGCCATCGCCAAAGCTAAGGAGCTGGGCTTTGTCATCGATCAGGATTTGATCACCAAGGCCGACAAGCTCGGCGACAAGTGGGCCTTGATGCGCCGTCAATTCGACGTGGCCTTTGCCGAAAACACGCTCGGGCCCGTGATCAATGGCCTGTCGCTGGTCGATGACGGCTTGCTCAAGACATCGCGGGGGTTTGCGCAGTTCGCAAGCTGGGTCGTGCTCGGGCCGCTGAAACTGGTTTATGACGCCATCGTCGGTATCAGTGATGCGGTCGGCCGGCTTTACGACAAACTGACGGGCGTGCCGCAAGTCACGGGTCGCGCCGAGGGCGGCGCCGGCGTCAAGCCGCCAAACCAGTTTGCCCCGCCCAAGGGCGGCGGCGGCAAGAGCGATGCCGAAAAGCTCGCCGAGGATATTGCCGAGCTCAACCGCGAAACGGCGCGCTATCGCGACATGCTCGCCGACATGAAGGGCGACACGCAAACGCCCTGGGCGGAGCTGCAACGCCAGCTCGAGCTCAATCTCGCGACGCAAAAACGGCTCGATGACCTGGCGAAACGCTTTCCCGGCGGCGTGCCCGATGCGCTCAAGCGCAAATATACCGAGGCGGCCGAGGCGGTCGAGCTGGCGCAATTCCGTATCGACCAGATGCGCGAGGCAATTCAGACCGCCGAGGCGGTCGAGCGGCGCTATGGCGATGGCGTGCGCGAGCTCACCGACTCGATCAAGGAGCTCAATGCCGCCCGCGACACGCAACGGCTGTCGGCCGGCGCCTATAGCCGGGCGCTCGACGAGCTCGTCAAGCGGGCGCAATCCATGGAGATCGCCGCCAGATACGGCAAGGGCGCCGCCGAAGCGCTCGAGGAATTCGAAAACCAGCTCACCGGCCTGGGTTCGAGCATCTATGACGCCTTTTCGGCGGCGGAATTCTCGATTCGCGATTTCGTCGCGAGCTTCCTGCGCGATGTCGGGCGCATGGTGTTCCAGATGATGGTGTGGACTCCCATTATTCAGGCTTTCATGTCGCTGATCCGCGGCTGGCTGGCGCCGGGCACGACCGCCGCCGGCACGGCGAGCGCCGGCGCCGGCGCCTCGACGCAAGCGGTCGGCCTGGCGGGCGGCCGCCAGGGCGGCGGCCAGGTCTGGCCCGGGGCGGCGTTCATGGTCGGCGAGCGCGGGCCCGAGCGGTTCATTCCCGCCGTGCCCGGGCGCATCGAGCCTAATGTGGCCGGTGCGGTGGTGGTCAATATCGACCTGCGCGGCGTGACCACCGAATCCGGCGATGCGACTCGCGACCGGCAAATGGGCGCCGAGCTCGCGCGCCGCGTGCGCGCCGCGGTGCTCGATGTGCTGCGCACCGAGCGGCGGCCGGGCGGCATGCTCACCGCCTGGGGGCCGGGCTAACCATGGCCGCGACCTTCGACCCCGCCTGGTGCCCGGCACCCGAGGTTTCCCGCGAACGCTCGCAGCGCCTCACCGAAATCACCTATGGCGATGGCTATACGCACCGCCTGGTGATCGGCCGCAATCCGCTCAATGACATCTGGAACGTGACTTTCAATGGCGATGAAACCTTGCTTGATGCCATTGACCTTTTTCTGGTGAGCAATTCGGTGGCGGGCTTTTACTGGACGCCGCCGGCGCACGTGCAGATCTTCGTGACCTGCGATTCGTGGACTCTCACCTGGCGCGACCGTGCCCGTGGCGGCGGCCAGCTGCTCGGCAGCATCAGCGCCACCTTCCGTCGCAACTACAACCTGCAACCGGACACGTGATCGATGATTACGCAGGGAGTCGTTTCGCTCTATGACCTCGACACCCGGCCGGCCGGCGGGCCGGTCCTGCATTTCTGCAGCATTGCCGATTTCGATACCCCGATCCGCCGCGGCGGCGTGACCTACCAGCCGATTCCCATGGAAGCGACCGGCTTTGAATGGCGCGGCGCGGGCGCGCTGCCGCAGCCGGTGCTGGTGGTGTCCAATGTCTTTGGCGCCATGAACCTGCTGTTTGCCGAATTCGGCGAATTGCTCGGCTGCGGCCTGACGCGCATCCGCACGCTCGAGCGCTGGCTCGATGATGGCAGCAGCCCGGATCCCGAGGCCGAAATCGGCCGCGATATCTTTGTCATCGCCCAGAAGCAGTCGCATACCGCCGTGGCGGTGGCCTTCAAGCTGGCCTGGCGGATCGACCAGGAAGGCACCCTGCTGCCGCGCCGCGTGGTGCTGCGCGATGTCTGTACGCACGTCTACCGGCGGTGGACCGGCACCGCCTTCGACTACAGCCTGGCCAGCTGCCCGTATACCGGCGCGGCCATGTTCGACACTGACGACCAGCCCACCAGCAACGGAGCACAGGACCAATGCAGCCGCCGGATGACGGGCTGCCGGGCGCGATTCGGCAAGCTGGCCTTGCCCACGAGAGCCTACCCGGCGGTTGGACGCGTGAGGTAAGCGCCGCCGCCTGGGCGCATGCGGTCGAGGCCTTGCCGCAGGAATCGATCGGCGTGGCCTGGCCGGATGGCCGCTATGAGCGGCTGCGCAATCGTGATGACGTGGCGCCCGATCACCGCGCCAGCCTCGAGCTCGCCGACGTGCAGCGCCTGCAGGCGGCGCCCGGCGCCATCCTGGTGCACTCGCATCCGGGCGGGCCGCAATGTCCCTCGGCGCGCGACCTCGCCACCCAGGCCGCCTGGAGCATTCCCTTTGTCGTGCTCCCGGTCAGCGCCGCCGGCCCGCTCGGGCCGGCCTTCGGCTGGGGCCATGCCCAGGACATGCCGCTGATCGGCCGGCCGTTCCGGCACGGGCTGTGGGATTGCTACAGCCTGATTCGTGATTTCCAGGCGCGCGACATGGGCGTGCAGGTGGCCGACTATCCGCGCGACTGGCAGTGGTGGTCGCAGCGGCCGCCGCCCGACATGTACCGGGCGCACTTCCA